TCGGCTCGTCCGGTGACTGCGCGAAGATCGGCTCGTCCGGTTACTGCGCGCAGATCGGCTCGTCCGGTGACTGCGCGAAGATCAACAGCACCGGGGAAGACGCTGTGATTATGTGCGCGGGCAGAAGATCAAAAGCAAAAGGCAAAAAGGGGAGCTGGATCACGCTTGCGGAATGGGTGAAAGATGAAGAAAAAGGACGCTATGTGCCGATCTGCGTAAAAACAGAGCGTGTAGACGGCGAAAAAATCAAAGAGGACACTTATTACACGCTGAAAAACGGAGAATTTTCGGAGGTAGAAGAATGAAACATTATGAATATGCAGGAATGGACGTAAGCACAGAAAAAAGTGTAGAGGACGGCGCAAGATGCTACATCGAAGCAGTACGCCGGTATCTGGAATCTGAAAAATTCCCGCAGGTTGAGACAATCGCGGCGATTCTCGGATTGCAGAAAGTAGAAGAAAACAGAAAAGAAGGAGAAAAAGAAAATGAATGAATTAAAGATCGAAATTAGCCAGGAACCGGCTGTGATCCGGTGCAATTTTGAGGATGTGAAAGCTAAGTTGTCCGAAAAGATGGCGGAGTATCAGGGAGCGGTATTCACTGAGGAATCTAAGAGCGTGGCTAAGGCGGAACTGGCGTCTCTCCGGAAGACCAGAGAAGAAGTAGAGAAACGTCGGAAAGAAGTAAAGGCGCAGTGCCTGGTGCCTTACAACGACTTCGAGGAGAAGGTAAAAGAGCTTCTTGAAATCATCGACGAACCGATCTGCCTGATCGATAGTCAGCTGAAAGAGATGGAGGCAGAGCGCATCCGCAAGCGTCATGGGGATGTTGAGAAGCTGTTTGCAGAATGCACCGGTGAATGGGCGGAGTACCTGCCACTCAAGGAGATCTATGTGAAAAAGTGGGACAACGCCACCACCAGCCTGAAACAGATCGAAAAAGAGCTTCTGGCGATGGCTGAAAAGGTTGCTTCTGAGATTGGCATTATCCGCAATACGCAGTCGGAGGTTGTGGAAGATGCGTTGCAGGTCTATCAGAAGAGCCGTGACCTTGGTGCCGCCCTTACCCTGATTAATACATACGAGGACAACAAAAAGCGGGCATTGGAGGCGGAACGCATCCGCCGCGAGCAGGAAGAGGAGCAGCGTCGGCAGGCTGAGATTGAGAGAGCACGGGAGGAAGAGCGAAAAAAAATCGAAGAAATCGCCAGAGTAAGAGAAGAGGAACGGAAAAAGGCGGAAGAAGCGCTGAAAGCTGCTACAGTGGCGGCGCAAGAACCGGAAGTACCTTTTACACTCGATGATTCTGAGGACGGCGACGATCTGCCGTTTCCGCAGCCGCAGACGGTTACCATGTGGTACAAGGTTGTTGTTACACCGGAGGAGCTGGAACAGGTGGAAATTGCTTTTAACAGCATCGGAATCTATTTTGAGAGGAGACAGGCATAATGGGAGCTGTGGAGGTTGACAGAAGCAGAGACTACCCGATGATTTACCGCTCGATTGCTGGCGTGATCGCGGATGTCGGAGCGGTCGGGAAAGACAAGGTTAATAAGCAACAGGGCTTTAAATTCCGGAGCGTTGACGACGTTTACAACGCTTTGCATCCTGCTTTGGCAAAAAACAAGGTGGTAATTGTCCCGAATATTCTGGAACGAGATGTGAAAGAAATGCAAACAAAAAACGGTTCAATGATGCATTATGTGACCTGCAAAATCAAATTCACATTTTATGCGGAAGATGGTTCCTTTGTCGAATCGACCATTGTAGGAGAAGCAATGGACACAGGAGATAAGGCAACCAATAAGGCAATGGCAATTGCTTACAAATACGCATGTTTCCAGGTGTTCTGCATTCCAACGGCGGATATGGTAGACGATCCAGATGCAGAATCTCCAGAAGCACGAAAAACAAATGAACAATCAACTGCGGATGCAGGGAAATCATTAATTAACGAGGAGATGGTACGCAGAATCAACGCTGAATTAAGCCGTACCGGTGTGAGAAAAGAACAGATTTTTGCATTATTTGGAGTCGATGCATTAGAAAAATTGAATATTCTGCAGTACAACAAAGCAATGAAAAAATTACAAAAGACACCGAATGCAGTAGAGATGCCAACGGGTGATGCATAATGCACGCTCTGGCTGAAATCGTAAAATCCGTGGAAAAAGACGGCGATACGTGGCTTGTAGTGCGGCTGCCGAAAAGCAGGCTGAAAGAAGAAATTGAAAATAAAACCATCACGAACACAGAAATGCGTTTCGACGATGGGCGGCACATCTCCAATCTGCAGCGGAAGAAAGCATACGCGACCATCCGGGATATAGCTATTGAGTTGGGCTATCTCCCGGAGGAGATGAAAGAGATTATGAAATGCAACTACATGATCGAGACCGGAGAGCCGTATTTTTCCCTTTCAGACTGTTCGATGGGGACGGCGCGGGATTTCATCACGTTTCTGATGGATTTCGTGCTTAAAGAGGGAATACCGCTCTCAGAAAGCGGAATAGAGCGCGCGGATGATGTCGGGAAGTACCTGTACGCGTGCATCAAGCACAGAAAATGCGCGGTGTGCGGGAAAGATGGCGAAATCCACCACGTTGACACAATCGGCATGGGAAATGACCGGCGGAGGGTGGATGATTCTGGATACCGGAAAATCTGTCTGTGCAGGACGCACCACACGATCGCACATCAACGAGGAATGCCGAGCTTCGAGAAAATGTATCACGTCTACGGAATCATTGTGGATGATAGCCCGGAAGGGAAATCATAAAGTCCAGCATGGAACTGTCAACAGAGTATCTCAGTATGGTTCAAAATTTTATACGTCACAAAAAGGCGGCTGGCTGGAGCCGCCGGAAAGGGGCAGAAATGCCGATCAACAGCAAACAGAAAGGGAAACGCTTCGAGTTGGAGCTTTCCAGAAAGTTCCGGGAGTATGGCTACACGGAGTCCCGCCGGACCGCGCAATACTGCGGGAACACCGGGGACGCATCCGATGTTGTAGGCCTCCCGGGGATCCACGTGGAAGCGAAACATCAAGAGCGAATGCAGCTCTATGATTGGATGGATCAGGCGAAACACGACGCGAAAGAAAGTGGAAAAGACATTTTGCCCGCAGTATTCCACAAAAGAAACAATCATAAGATCCTGGTCACGATGGAACTCGACGATTGGATGACAATATTCCGCGAATACGAAGCGGGAATGAGTCTGAAAGAAGGTGCGGACGATGGGCGAGGTTAAGTGGGTTAAGATGTCAATAGACATGTTCGATAATCGAAAGATCAAGTATCTGCGCGGCCTGCCGGAGGGAAACAACATCGTTCTTATCTGGGTCATGCTGCTGACGCTGGCAGGGCGGTGCAATTCCAATGGCTATATTTTCCTTACCGAAAACATCCCGTACACTCCGGCGATGCTCGCAAATGAGCTTGGATTTCCGGAAAGCACTATTCTGGTAGCCATGAAAGCACTGGAAAGCATGGGGATGATAAGCCGGAACGAGGAAAACACGCTTCTGATCCCTGGATGGGAAGAACATCAGAACGTAGCCGCGTTGGAACAGATCCGGGCGAGCAACCGGAAGAGGCAGGCGCGGTACAGGGAACAGGCGAAAATAGAAGCTGTGGAGCAGGAAACACCACCGCCGGTAGAGGAGAAGCAAGAGGAACACGAAGAACCAGAAGAACCGAAGCCGTCGAAAAAGGCGGAGGAAACCAAAGAAGCAAAGATTCTTTTCGAGCGGTTGTGGAGCCTGTATCCGAACAAAAAAGGCAAGGGGCAGGTAAGTGATACAGCAAAGAAAAAACTGCTTAAAATCGGGCATGAAGAGCTTGAGAGAGCAATTCAGAGGTATAAGACGGAACTGGAAAAGGAGGACTGGAGAAAACCGCAGTACGGCAGTACCTTTTTCAATTCTGGTTACGTGGACTATCTCGACGAAAATTATGAACCGGGGAAAAGAGAACCAACAAAGCAGCAGAAAGAGAACAAATTTAACAATTTTCAGCAGCGGGAGTATGATTTCGCGGCGCTGGAGCAGTCATTGATAGGAGGTTAAGGATGGTATCTGTAATCAAAACAGCAATTATCTGCGCTACAGTAGCGTTTTGCTTCTACCAGATGATGAAACACTAAAAAAATAGGGGAGGTGTCTATGAGCAACAAGCTTAAGAAAAAGCCGTCAACTAAGTTAAGCCCTGAGACGATGACAGCCGCAGAGGTAAGCGGGATCACAGGTGTCAAGCTCGAGATCCTGCGGAAATGGGTGGACAGGATGCAGAGAAACCTGTCCGAAGCCTACCAGAAAGAAGCACAGGAAAAGCTGCTGAAAGCAGAGGACTGCATCAGCGCGGCGAACGTCGTGTGCTCGGCACTGGCGATCTATGAGACATGGGGGTACAAAAAGGCGCTTGACCGGTACATGGACAACTACACTGCGGCAGTACGGAAGATGAACAGTGTAGGTCTGGCTAAGATGTACGAGGAGTTGCACGAAAAGACCGGCGCGACGCTGGAATTTGAGGATATGGATCTCGCAAAAGAGTTTGGCTTTGGAGGGGCGGAAGAATGAAAGAAACGAAATACGATAAAAACAATTTCCCGGATGCTCTTCTGAAAGAATGGGATAAAACGAGAAAACAGATTCTCGGAAAGGAAGGAAAAGAGAATGGAGATCATCGGAATTGTTCTGTTCTGCGCGGTGATTCTCGCGTCAGCAAAACTAATGCTTGACCCGCCGGATCGGAAAAAAGATCCGAAAGAGGATGAGGAGCAAATTGAATTTCTGAACGAGTGGAACAGGAAACATAAGAAATGACAATGCAGCAAGTTACTATGAGCGAGTATTTAAAAACTCGGTACGGTAGTTTTCCCCATTGCGGTAGCTGCGTGTGTCAAAAATGCTTGTATTGGTGGAGCGGCAGATGCCCGGAAGGCGAATGCTATGACGATAAGAGGGCGAAAGAAGAGCCTTATAACAAAGCATTCCCTGAACGTTCACCACGGACGCAGTGGTCAAATTGGAATCTTCCTGGGGAGCAGGCGCATTGGTGTAGAGGTGGAACTTTTTACCCAGTGTCATACTGTGAACACTTCGTAAAATATCAGGGAGCAGAGATAGAAGATTGTATACGAGCACCGGTGCAGTATTTTCAAGATGGATACCTAAAATGCACGCTGAAAGACCGGATCGGATGCGAAGCATGTGCAATGGGGAGAAACGATAAGAATATTTTCGACTGTCAGTATATGACGGATTCAGGCTGTAACAAGCTGATCGAAGCAAAGAATAGAATGTTGGATACAATTGCATCTGGAGCTGAAATTGAACCATGCGAACGGCAATGTTGTGCAGGCTGCACGAGGCAGTGCCAGTATCGGTGTGGTGTGAAATAAAAAGAAAGGAGCCAGCCTCCGGCCGGGGCAAAAGAAAAAAATGAAAAATATCAAAGAAAACAATTTCTCGAAAAGAGGGTCAAACAATGAAGGATCTGATTATTGACTGCTTTGCTGGCGGGGGCGGCGCCTCCGTCGGCATCGAGATGGCACTGGGGCGGCCGGTAGATATTGCGATCAATCACGATCCGGACGCCATCCTGATGCACAAAACAAACCATCCGAACACGCTGCATCTGACCGAGGATATTTTCAAGGTCAACCTGCGGAAATACGTCAAGGATCAGCATGTGGCTCTGATGTGGGCAAGCCCGGACTGTACGAGCCACAGCAAGGCCAAGGGAGGAAAACCACGGGAGCGCGGTTTGCGGATTCTTCCGTGGGCTGTGTACAAGCACGCGAAGGAGATTCTGCCGAATGTGATCCTGATGGAAAATGTAGAAGAAATACAGCAGTGGGGGCCGCTGGATGCGAAAGGCTATCCGATCCCAGAAAGAAAGGGAGAAGATTATCAGAAATTTATCCGGTCGATGAAAGCATTGGGTTATATATTTGACTGCCGAGAGCTGGTAGCTGCTGATTATGGAGCACCGACCACTAGAAAACGATGGTACGCGGTGTTCCGGCGGGACGGAAAAGAGATCCGCTGGCCAGAACCAACGCACAGCAGGGAAAACACCGGTTTAAAGCGGTGGAAAGAATGCGGAGACTATATTGATTGGTCTGACCTCGGAACGTCGATATTTGACCGAAAAAAGCCGCTGGCAGAGGCAACACAAAAGCGAATAGCCAACGGGATAAAAAAATATATCATCGATGCACCAGAACCGTATATCGTAAAAAATAAAGACGCATTAGCCTTTATCATCCAATACCACGGGGAGACGCGAGACGGGGACTCGAGAGGGCAGCTTTTAACGGAGCCAATCAAGACGATTGACACCTCAAACCGGTACGGATTAGTGACCGCGTTTGTCACAAAGTATTATAAATCCGGCATCGGGCAGGGATGTGACGAACCACTGCATACCATAACGACTTCACCAGGGCATTTTGGACTAGTATCTGCGTTTCTGATCAAATATTACGGGACAGGATGTGGGCAAATGCTCGACCATCCGCTCGGGACGATCACCACAAAAGACCGGTTCGGACTGGTCAACGTGATTCTGGAGATCAAAGGAGAAAAGTATATCATCGCTGATATTTCCCTGCGAATGCTGAAGCCGGAAGAACTGAAGCTGATGCAGGGATTCCCGAAAGATTATATTATCAACCGGGATTACAACTGGAAAAGCTATCCGGTTGCAAAGCAGGTGGCGCGGATCGGGAATAGTGTAGTGCCGATTATGGCGCAGAAACTGGTAGAAGCAAACTGCTCGTATCTAAAAGTAGGAGTGCGGGTGCCAAACCTTAACATCGATGACAGCCAGGAACAGTTGAGATTTGCGTGAGGAAAAAGGAGAAGGAATGATAATTAAAAGTCAAAACAAAGATCTCGTGGTGGATACAAACGGAAATGAATTCCGTATGTTCTGCGGATCGGATGGCCGGTACGCTATTGAGACAAAAGCGGGCGTATTGGGAGTCTATAAAACCAAAAAAAAAGCAGAAAAGGTCCTTGATGAAATCGCTGAGCAGATTGGATGTTGTAAAGCGGATGAGATCATCTATGCGGGGCGAGGGATCGGCGGACTCCGTGTAACGGTATATCAAGCTCTTGCAGAGGAATACGTATATCAAATGCCAGAAGAAGAGGAGGAAGATGATGCTGATTAGAAGACAGGACAAGAAAGCAATCTTCAATATTGATACTTGCAGAGTGCTTTATGTGGCTGAGACGGTTGGAGGTTGTTTTAAAATCTGCGCAGACCAATTTGAACAGCTTGGAACTTACAAAACAGAAGAAAGAGCAATGGAAGTTTTGGACATGATCGCAACGCAGAGTGCGTTATGCAACGCAGGAGTTGCTGTGTATTTAGCGGATGAAATCGAAAAAGCTTGGTATATGGATATGCCGGAGGAGTGAAGACAGAATGACGAAAGAAGAGCTTGTGATAGGGAACAGGTATAAGATCCGCCGCCCGTCAATCGCGGATGGCAACGTAAATTCGTATCAGTGGAGCGATGCAACTTTGGTTGATATCTCTACACATATTGCGGTATTCAGTGTGGGAGAGTATTGCGTCACTTACAAATTCTGCCAGTTAAGAGATGAAGTAAAAGAAGCGTAACGCAGAAAGGAGCTGCATCATGAGCATTCGGAGCACATTTTTGAAAGATTACGGGATTTCGAAAGAACTTGGGGATAAGATCGTATCATATTGCAGAAACGCGCACGACTACGACCAGAATCTTATCTTGCAGGCCGCACAGAAGACTTGCCCGGAGATATCGAGTGCCCTGTTCGCGAATCTGACGCTTGGAATTGGGTATGACCGAATCAGCCAGGTGCAGTACATCCCAATGCAGCGGAAAGATTTCCAGGGATACAGGAGGAAGACAATCGAGGAACTGTATAGATTGCTTCTTCTGCACGGGAAGGAGTTATAATGAAAATTGGAAACAAAAATATTGCAGAAATCCAGATACTGGACAGAGACAATGATCTGATCGTAAGCATGGTTGATGAAAACGTAATTATTGAGAAAGATTATAAGGTGGTTTTAAGACTGGAAGGAGAAGAGAAAACAGAAATATATCCAGAAGAGTAACAAAAAGGGTACAACGAAAAGCCCCCATACCAGTACACTAAGAATAGAAGTGTATTAGTATGGGGGTGATTTTTATGCCTACAAATAAAACTTACGAAAATCTTGAAAAAATGATGTTTTCAGGCGTGGGAGAGTACGGAATCCCCGAAATTATGCCAGAGCAGTACAAGAAGTGCGAGTGGATCGGATTCAATTACGCTGCGAGCACTGCGAGGCGAGCCGGGAAGAGCGTGCATTTCTTCTTGGATGACTACCAGTTCGAACGGGTATGGAACAACCCGGACAGGTATATTGAGGTACTGAGAGACTATGACTACGTGCTTTCACCGGATTTCAGCATGTACACGGACTTTCCGAAAGCCATGCAGATTTACAACCATTACAGAAAACACTGGTGCGCGGCATATATGCAGATAAATGGACTGCGTGTAATACCTACGATCGCATGGAGCGATGAAAGCTCGTTCGAGTGGTGCTTTGATGGCGAGCCGGTGGGAAGCGTGGTGGCAGTATCCAGTGTGGGAACGCAGAACAGCAAGGCGAAAAAAGCGGCATTCCTGCGGGGATATGAAGAAATGATGAAACGATTATCACCGGAGCATGTGATCTTCTTCGGGAAAGTTCCGGAAGAACTGGAGTGGGACGTGGAAAAGGTCGCGGCATTCCAGGAGAGATACAAGAAGGAGGGAATCTAGTTGGGCGGACGAGGGGGGCAAGTGGAATAGGCAGGAAAAGCCAATCCGCGTTGGACCCGAAAGCAAAAGAGCAGACGATTACGACCTATTACCGCAGAAATTCAATCTACGGAGCACATTATGGAGATGCCGTCTTTGAAGCTGTGGAGAGAAAGAACGATAAAGGTGGAATTGAGATTGTAAAAGCATCTGGAACGTTTGATAATAGTAACCCGAAAGCAAACACCAAGGACGTAACGTATAAGATTAAGCATGGTATTGTGAGCTGGCATGATTCTCGAGGAGTTGAGAGTTATGGAATCAATTGGGATAAGGTAAGCAGCGTATCCGGGCAAACCTACAATTTACGCGGAACACTGAAAGAAAAAGGTATTCGGTGGGACGGAAAAACAAAGAGCTGGGTAAAGAAAGACTGATCGGTAGGACGGGGAGGACATTATGGCAAACCTAAATGCGATCATTAAAAAATTGCAACGCGCGCTGGTGAAGAACGGGCAAATCGTGAAGATAGGGACAACACAGTTCTATTCAAAGGAGCAAGAGAGGATGATAACCATGTATATACTGTCAACCCCTGTTGATTTTCTCGGAAAAGCTGGTGTATGGAAACAAATGGACTATCAGATCATCAGAACAGCATCACAGCTCGATTTGCTGAACTGTCTGGTAGATATGTGGAGGGCACTGCAAGAATGGCAATAGACAGAGGTGATTAGATGAGCGTAACAAAAAAACAAAAAGATTTTTGCCATGAGCTGATGGAATGCGGGAATAAGGCGGAAGCGGCAAGAAAAGCGGGGTATTCTGAAAAGACAGCACCGCAAATGGCAAGCGAGAACTTAAAAAAGCCGAATGTTAGAGAGTATTTACGCCATCTGGAAGAGCAAGTAGAGAGCGAAAAGGTCGCAACTATCAAGGAAATACAGGAATTTTATACTTCGGTTATGCGAGGTGAAATAAAGGATCAGTTTGGGCTTGAAGTGTCTATTGATACCAGAATGGCGGCAGGCCGGGAGCTTATGAAGCGAATTGAGCTGACCGAGAAAACGAAAGCAGGCGGCGAGGGCATTACGATCATCAACAATATTCCACGCCCGGAGGGAAAGAATGGAAAGCAGCGTAAACGCAGTAAATCTAACTGACATCATCGCACCTGCTTTCTATGCTGTCCATTGGGATATTCTTGACGGCAACCACACTTATTATGACCTGTACGGAGGACGCGGATCCACAAAGTCATCATTTGTAAGTGTTGAAATTCCGCTCGGGATGATGATGGACGCGGAAAAAGGAGAGCATACAAATGCTGTGATATTCCGAAAAGTTGGAAATACCCTGCGAGAATCGGTGTTTGAGCAGATCGCATGGGGAATTGATGCACTTGGTGCGAATGATCTTTGGTCGGCGAGTGTAAGCCCGATGCAGTACACTTATAAGCCGACCGGACAGAAGATCATCTTTCGCGGGCTGGATAAGGCAAAGAAAACGAAATCAATCAAGGCAAGCCGCGGATGGTTTAAATATCTGTGGTTTGAGGAACTTGACGAGTTCGCCGGAATCGAAGAAATCCGAACCGTACAGCAATCCGTACTGCGTGGTGGCGATAAGTTCGTTGTATTCAAGACGTTCAATCCGCCGATCAGCCGGAGCAACTGGGCGAACGTATACGTTGAAGAGCCGAGAGAGGATAGTTACAGGCACAAGAGCGACTATACAAGTGTTCCTGTGGACTGGCTTGGACAGCAGTTCATCGACGATGCAGAACACCTTAAAAAGACCAATGAGCGCGCGTATAAGCATGAGTATCTTGGCATTCCGGTTGGACTTGGAACGAATATATTTGAGCTTCTTGAGATCCGAACCATTACGGACGAGGAAATACAGAAATTCCAGTCTATTTACCAGGGACAAGACTGGGGTTGGTATCCGGATCCGAAAGCTTTTATTCGGGCGGCTTATGTGCCTAATCAAGAAAAAGTGTATCTGCTTGACGAACTGGGCGGATGTAAGATCAGAAATGCCGCCATGGCGAAGCAGATCAAAGATAAGAGCTATGATGATTATTCTATATACTGTGGTGTAGACGAAGAGGAAAGCATAGTAGACTTCCGAGATGCAGGACTTCCGGCCAGAAGAGCGCTTGTTACTCCGGGTAGCCGAAAATATACTTTCGAATGGCTCCAGTGCAGAACGCTTGTTATTGATCCGGCACGGACACCACGAGCATATAAAGAAATCATCAATTACGAACATGAAATTGACGCAAATGGAGAAGTGATAGCGGACTATCCAGACGGTGACGATCACTGGATAGATTCTCTCAGGTATGCTACGTCTCCAATATCAATGCGCAGGGGGTATAGTGCATAATGTGCGAATTTTGCGATGAGCTGAAAAACTGGAAAACCTTAGAAAGATTCGATCAGCGTGCACGGTACATCTATCAGTGCAAGCTGATCCGTAAGACGATGGTCGAGACAAGAGCGGCGGGGAGCATCGAGGGAACGCCGCATAACGTCAATTACTGCCCGATGTGCGGCAGAAAAGTGACAGAGGGCTAGGAATGGGACTGATAACAACTATTAAGAGGTGGCTAAGCATGTTTTTTCGAAGCGAAGCGGAGCAGGCGTTTAACGTTGATACGATCGAATCCCCGGTAATGGATACGGTAATTAAAAAATGCGCTGCTGTTTATTCCGGAGAACCGCCGTGGAAAGATGTAAAAAACGGCATCCGAACAATTAATTTTGCAAAATCGTTAAGCTCCGAAACAGCGCGGCTTGCGACGCTAGCAATTAAAATCACAATCGAGGGATCAGCAAGGGCGGAGTGGCTGCAGCAACAGACGGATGCAGTGTTTTTCAGTATCCGAAAATGGGTGGAATATGGCTGTGCGTATGGAACGGTAGTCATCAAGCCGAACGGGAAGACACTGGATGTATTCACGCCGGATGAAGTGCTTATAACCGATTATGATAACCAGAATATCACCGGAATGATATTCAAAGATACGTACACGCAAGGAAAATGGTACTACACGCGGCTGGAATATCACCGATTTGCAGAAGAGAAGCAGGGCGAGGAAACAGTACGCCCTTACTATATTTCCAACCGGGCGTATCGGTCGAAATCTCCCGATTCAATCGGCGATCCTGTGGCACTGAAAGATACGAAATGGTCTGAGCTTATGGCAGACTCCCCGCCGATTCTGAAAGCGAACGGAGAAAGCCTGGATGGCCCGATGTTTGGCGTATTCGTGACACCGCAAGCGAACAACGTGGACAAATCAACACCGCTCGGCCTGCCGGTATATGCAGAAGCGCTAGAAGAACTGAAAGATCTTGATATTGCGTATTCCCGCATGACCGGAGAAATCCACGACAGTGAACGAATCGTTCTGGCAGATGATCGGTTATTGTCTCCGGCTGGCACTCCGGTTAATAAGGTGAACCCGGGAGCTGCCGCAACAAAGAACTTGCCGAAGTACGTTCGAAACGTCTACGGCGAGGGGCCGGATTCTTTCTACCAGGAAATCAACCCGACACTCAACACAGAAGTGAGGGTTAAGGGAATCAATGCGTTATTGTCGCAGATCGGCTATAAGGCTGGATTCTCCAACGGCTATTTCGTGTTCGACCAAAAAACCGGTATGGTAACAGCAACGCAGGTTGAATCCGATGACCGGCGGACGATCCAATACATCAAGGATGTGCGGGATCAGCTAGAGAAGTGCATGGATGCCGTCTATTACGCCCTGAGCGTCTATGCGGATCTGTACGGCGATAGTCCGGCGGGAGAGTACGAAGTTACTTATGATTTCGGCGACATCACGTATAACCGCGAGGAGGACCGTGCACGCTGGTGGAATTACGTTAATGCCGGAAAAGTACCGGCGTGGATGTATTTCGTCAAGTTCGAGGGATTCTCGGAGGAAGACGCAAAGGCAATGGTCGAAGAAGCCACTCCGAAAGAGGATGAGCTTTTTGACAGCAAATATAAGGAGGAATGATAACATGGATATGAGTGGAGTAGCAACAGTAGTCTGCATCACAGTAGTTTGCTATCTGGTAGGCATGGTGATGAAAGCAACGGATATTAGCAACAAGTGGATTCCGTGCGCAGTAGGATTGGCGGGAGCGGTGCTTGGCGTTGTTGGTATGTACACAATCCCGGACTTTCCGGCGCATGACGTGCTTAATGCGGTAGCCGTCGGCATTGTCAGCGGCTTAGCAAGCACCGGAGCAAACCAGATCATCAAACAGGCACAGAAAGAGGAATAAGACATGCTTACCCCGGAGTATCTGCAGCACGCGGCAGAGGGCGCAGAAGCCATCACAGAGGATTTGCACAACAGGATCATGCGGAAGATCGTCAAGGCGATTTTAAACCGCATGGAACGCGGCGAAAACTACATGCTGACGGCGGCGGACAAGTGGAGAATCGAAGCACTGCAGGAAGCTGGCTATCTGCTGGAAGATATCCAGAAAGAGATAGCAAAGGCGACCAATCAGCAGCTATCAGAGATCAAATCAGCCTGCATTGATGCGGGAATACAGACGCTCAAGTGGGATGACGCAGTTTACACGGCGGCTGGGCTGGTGCCTACGCCGCTTCTTCTTTCCCCCACACTGATGCGTGTGCTCGAAAGAGATTATAAGGCGACCGCGGGCACATGGCGGAACTTCACCCGGACGACCGCAGAAGAAGCGCAGAGACTTTTTATCAACGAGCTTGACAGCGCCTATCACAGGGTTCTGAGCGGCGGAGAGTCTTACGGCGCTGTGGTGGCTGATCTGATCGAGAAAGTGTCCGAGGAGGGGCTGACAGTCAAGTACCCGACAGGATACCGGCAGAGCCTTGAATCTGCGACCATGACCATCGTACGCACCGGTATAGCGCAGGCGGCGTGCGATGTATCAGAAGCGCGGATGGAGGAGATGGACTGGGATATTATTCTTGTTTCTGCTCATGTAGGCGCACGAACGGGAGACGGCGGGCAGAACCCGGGAAATCATCTTTGGTGGCAAGGGCGATTCTATTCCCGAACCGGAAAAAACAAGAAATACCCGAATTTCTACGAGGTGACCGGATACGGCACCGGCGAGGGGCTGGGTGGCTGGAATTGCCGTCATAGCTTCGGATCGGGAGACGGAAAGAACAACCCATTTGACGCTAAGAACATCTCATACGCAGATAATCGTAAGGTTGAAGAAGCACAGAAGCGGCAACGATTGTTGGAGCGCAGAATACGAAACAGCAAAAGGCAAATTCAAACTTTGCAATATGCTATAGACAACGCAAGCGATGACGAGACGAAAAGCAAATTGCAAAGTAGAACAGAGCAAAAAGCTAATTTGCTTAGTAAGCAAAATAAAGCATATCGCAAGTTTTGCGAAGACAACAACCTGCGCCCTTATGATGAGCGATTGAAAATAGCCCATTGGGACCGAAAACAGGCAGCAAGAGCCGCAGCGGATGCACGGCGATATCAAAAACGCAAAAAGGAAAAAGCAGATGATTGAGACGATTAATCAAATCATGATTCTCTGCGGCTGGATAACTACAGTAGGTGGCGCGATTGTGGTTCTGACCGGAGCATGGAAGAAATTCAAAAAGCCCGAGAGGGATCTGGAAAAGAGGATGCAGACGATGGAGGAGGATATCAAGGATATCAAGTCAAAACTTGAGAAAGATTATACCTCTATCCGCACCCAACGAGATGATATGAATCTGATAATGAGGAGTATGTTCAACCTGATCGAAAATAAGATTACAGGGAACAACATCGAGGGCTTAAAAAAAACGAGGGAAGAACTTGTAAATGCGATGACCGACAAGAAAAATTAAGAGGGCTTATCTTGAAAGTGTATGAATTCACAGTACCGGAGCTGGAATATTTTCGCGCGTATTGTAATTTTACGCGGGACGAACGTACACTTTTTGATTATCGGAGTAGGAATATTCCGCTCGAAAAGTGTGCGGAACTAATGAACATTTCTGTTTCTACTGCCAAACGGATCAGCAGAAACGTAAACACCAAAATCATTAAAGTATGCTGATTGATACTTTTTTCAGCATTTCATGGGACTTTGACGAACTGTCAGAGTCCTTTTTTTGCGCCTAAAATATGAGTAGAAAGAGAACGGAGGGATGAATATGTATCCGTATATTGACCCGCAGGCATTTGCGAACGAACAGGCAATGCTTCAGCAAAGAATCAATCAGTTGGAACAGGCGAGAAACCAGCAGATGAGCATGTATGCACCACAAAGTCAGCAACAGCAGCAGGCGCAGACCAGCAACGTGAATTGGATACAGGTTGCGGGCATCGAGGGCGCAAGAAATCAGATTGTCCAGCCTGGACATACTGCTTGGATGATGGATAACAACAGCCCTGTGTTCTACGTTAAGTCTGTGGACGGAATGGGAAGCGCGACTTTCAAGGTATTTCAGTTCGCCGAGATCTCGCCAGAAGCCCTAAACCCGGCACAGAGCCAGTCGAAAGAAGAAAGACAAGAATACGTTACGCGGCAGGAATTTGACGCTCTGCTGACGCGATTAGGCGAAAAGCCGGAGAATAAGGAGGAACCCGTATGAATCCATTAATGAGCATGATTGGGAATATGGGCGGCGGTAACAACCCGATGGGCGCGATGATGCAGGCTATGCAGATGGTCAATAAGCTCAAACAGGCGGGCAACCCGCAGGCCGCAGTAGAACAGATGGCGCAGACAAACCCGAATGTTAAAAAGGCTATGGATATGTGCAAGGGAAAGAACCCGAAGCAGGTATTCGAGGAAATGTGCAGACAGAACGGGATGGACCCGGGGCAGTTCTCCGGGCTGATGAAATAAGATATTAGGGCGGTGCACAGCCTTAATAAATAGAAGAATAAGGAGAAAGAACCATGACAGATGGAACAATGGGACTTAGCGCGGCTGATGTAGCAGCCGTAACGAGAAACAATGACGATGACTGGGGCGGTGGCTGCTGGTGGATCTGGATTATTCTGCTGGCATTTCTGTTCCCGATGATGGGCGGATGGAATCGTGGCGGCGTTGAGACTGGCGTGCAGGACAATTTCATTTCTGATGAATTTGTCAAACGTGACATTTTCAATACCAATCAGAACGTTTCCAACACAGCTTGCCAGACGCAGAGAGACGTACTGGAAAACCGGTATACCAATCAGCTCGGCTTACAGCAGGTGCAGGCGGCACAGCAGAATTGTTGCTGTGAAACACAGAAAGAGATCCTGCAGAGCCGATATGATGCGGCACTCATGGCACAGAATATGCAGGCTCAGATGGCACAGTGTTGCTGTGACATCAAAGAGAGCATTCTGGCCGACGGAAACGCAACCAGACAGATGATGCAGGAAAACACCATCCAGGCACTCAGGGATAAGCTGTCAGACCGTGACCGCGATCTGCAGAACGCGTACAATCAGATTTCACAGGTTTCGCAGACCCGTACAATCATTGATGCGGTACGCCCGACACCTACACCGGCTTATCTTACATGTTCCCCGTATTTCGCGTACAACATGACCGGATACGGCGGATGTTGCGGAAATGGCGGTAACGTGCTGTGATGAGCACAAGCGAGCTGTCCGCGCTCGATCTTCTGAACCTGTTCGGTGTATTCCTGCAGGCGATGAATTATCAGAGCGACCTATCGCAGGCGAGCAATGCGGATATCGCAAAACACCTGCAGGAACAGGACAGAAAGTACCTTGACCGGATCATCGAAAATCAAAATAAAATAATCAGCATGTTGGAAGATTCCAAATCTACGAAACAGTAGTTGTGCAAAATTGCAGGGGTAGGCGTGGAGCTTGCCCCTGTTTCATTTCAAAAAGGAGAGAAATTATGTTAAATGTAATTGCAAAAGCAGAACAGACAGTAGCAGCAGGACAGAATATTGTATTCACCAATACCCGCGTAAAATCCCGTCGTTGTGGATGCTCCAGCGGATGGCTGAACCACATCGAGGGAAGCGGAATTTTCACAATCACGAACCGGACGAACCTTCCTATCGCGGTAGAATTACAGTTCAACGGAAACGTAACAGCGGCGGCAGCGGGCGCGACCGTGCTTACGCTGAAATTGAACGGAGAAGCGGTTGGAGGAACAGAGATGGATTATACCGTAGTTACTGCGAACACTTATCAGAACGTGAGCGCAGACACACTGATCCCTGTGCCGGCGGGAACGAGCCTTACTGTGTCAGTCGGAAATATTTCTGCAACCGAAGTTCTCGTAAAAGACGCGAACCTCATCATCAAAAAAGTTGCGTAGGGGGTGACGAATCATGATTACTTTCCGAAGCAAAACAGACGTAACAGATGCGGATGCTATTTTTTCGGAAATCAACAGCCGCTTCGTGGCAGCTATCATGATGCACGGCCAGATGGCAGATTATTTCGATTTTCTCGGGCTGAAAGGTTACAAACGGATACATGAGTACCAGCACATCGCAGAAAGTATTGAGCGCCGTAAAGTGTGCCGATATTACATCGAACGGCACGGGAAAATTATTCCAGATGCGTTTTCTGGCGAGGTTAAAATGATTCCGGACGGATGGTATGCCGCAAAAAGTATTTCCGTCGGAAAAGGCACTAAACAGAAAGCCGTAGAGGATGGATTTTCCGCCTATCGTGAATGGGAAGAGGAGACAAAAGCGGTATATCAGAGCTATGCCGCAACGCTACTTGAAAAAGGAAATGTGGAAGATTTCATGCTTGTAACTTCGCTGATAGATGATGTGGGCGATGAACTGAAAGAGGTTGACAAAATTATTCTTGATCTGATCTCGACCGGCTATGATATGGTCCATATCACTGAGTCGCAGAAAGAATTGAACGAACAATACAAAAAACGCATGAAAGGAATCGAGGTTGAATGATGGGAAACGTGAAAGAAGTGCTGGAAAAGCAGTTGGAAAGAGAAAAAGAATCTGCGATGCAGAAACTCACGACAGATAACCTTGACGCAATGTTCAAAATCACGACCACGTTATGCAATATGCGAAAAATGGAGTGTGAGAGCATTCCTGCGGCCATGATGGACGCGTCAGAAACGCTGATTAAGAAGTACAGCAATGGAAAATACGATAAGAATATTGACGCGCTGTATGACGAGTACATTGCGGCAAAAATGGCGTACCAGGAACACGGAGACGCGGCGCACAAAGATAAGCTTATGGATTCCGTCGGCCGCCTGATGGTTGAGGTGTTCGATATGCTGCAGGCGATGATTCTTGATGCGGATTTTCGCGACGAAAGACAGGCCATCATGCAGCAGATTCGAAAACTTGCTGATTCGTGATGACAAGATGGGTACAACGAAAAACATTGAATGTAGTACGATAGGAGCGTGAAAAGAAGTTGGGATGGGCTTGTAAGTCATTTTGATGTTCAATTCACCTCCTTTCGACGTTCTAGGGGATCCTGTTAAGAGCCTGCACAAGGCTCGGAACGTGTCTGAAATATGCCGCGTTTTCCGTTCCTCAAGCCTTTCTGAAAACGCGGCGTGTTTCTTATTACTATGAATTACACAATTGGGAAACAGTAATGGAAAACTGGCATCATCCCCCTTGATTCTGCCATAAGATGCTGGATCTTTGGACTGCTTGATAGGTTCGAATCCTATTTTCCCATTACCCCGGCAGAGGTTGATCTGCCTAAATCCATTACTGCCGACGGGCAGTTAAAAACAACGTTTAGGAGGATAGAAAATGCAGAATTACGAAGCAATTCTTTCAGAACTCGAAATCGAGATTCCGGAAGACAAAAAAGCAGATCTGAAAAAGAAGATGGAAGAAAACTATCGGACCAAATCAGATTATGACAAGGTAGTTACAAAGCGTGATGAGTACAAGAACTCGCTGGACGATGTGCAGAAAGAGCTGGAGGGATTCAAAGATGTGAACGTCGAAGAATTACAGACGAAAGTTACAACCCTCACCACACAGCTCAACGAAGAGAAAGCTGGACGGGCAGCAGATGCCAGAAAGGCAGAAGTCGAAAAACAGGTAAATGATTTCTTGACGGCTACAGACGAAAAGGGAGCGAAGAAATACGAGTTTTTGAACGATATTACTGCCGACTACTACCGCGCAGAGCTTACAAAAGCGCTGGATGCTGATTCTGCAAAAGGAAAGTCTATTTCGGATATCTTCACAGAGATGATTACCGACAAGGACGGAAAACAGAAAGCAGGGATTTTCGCGGATGCCGGAGCCAAAAAGGCAAAGAGCAATGCAGCCAAGTTCACACAGCCTACAACCGGCGGCAATGGCGGCGAGATTACGAAAGAAACTTTCCGCAAAATGAATCTTGATGAAAGACTCAAATTAAGAGAAGAAGATCCCGAGCTGTACGAAGCACTCTCGAAATAACACCGTTATCACGCGATAACGCTTGACCGCAAAAAGTTACGCGGTAGAAAGGAAACACAATGCCAAGAACTGGTACTTTTGGCGGCTTTTCATTTGATCCGGAGGTGTTCTCCGACTACATGAGCGAGCAGCCGACCTGGAATGACCGAATCTTAGCGTCTGGAATCCTTGTACAGGATCAGACGATCATGGATCTGATCGGAACAAAAGGAAACGTTGCAACACTTCCGTTCTATGTTCCGATTGATGAGGATGAATCTCACGCGCTCAACAATGATGGTGAAACCGACAACACCCCGACAGAGATCAGTGGAAAGAAACAGACTTGTATGCTGACCCAGCGTATGAAAGCATGGAAATCCCAGGATTTCACAAAAGAGCTGACCGGCGCTGACCCGATGACGCACGTTGCGAATTCAGTTGCTGGATTCTATCGGCAGGTAAGAACCCGTGATCTCATGGCTATTGTTGATGCAGTTCTTTCACTGGACGGTATGAAAGATCATGTTACGGATCTTTCGGCGACGGCATCTTCTGGGGTTACAACCGTAACCGATGCAAACAAAATCAATGATACAACACTGATTTTCGCGCAGCAGAAAGCAGTTGGAGACGCAGACGAGAACATGGGTCTGCTGGTCCTTAACTCTTACATCTACGCTCGTTACAAGGCTATGGGGCTGGTTGATTACAACAAGTACACGATCACCAATGCTATCGAGCGAGATGTTGAGCTTCCGACGATCGGCGGATTCATTCCAGTTGTATCTGATCGTTTCACGGTAGACACATCTACAGACGTTCCGATCTATAAGAGCTATATGATCGGATCTGGAACGGTGCTCACCTGCGATAAAACCAACTACGAGGACCCGTACTATGCAGACTACGATCCGGAAACCAAAGCCGGTATTCGTAAGTTGTACACAAAACAGGGCTACGTGCTGCATCCGAACGGATTCTCAATCAATGCAAACAGAATCACAAAAGAATCCCCGACCAATGCGGAACTCGGAGCAAAAGCGAACTGGTCACTTGCATTCAATCACAAAAACATCCGTATGGGACTGATTAAGTCCAACGGTTGACGGAGGTATCTGGCATGGCTTATGCAGATTATGAATTTTACACAACTTCATATTTCGGCGATACCGTGCCAGAATCCGACTTTCCGCGGTACGCCGAGCGGGCAAGTGATCGAATTGATGTTTTGACATTCGACCGGCTTGCAGACGGGCTGCCGGAAAACGAACGGGCACAGAAAAAGATCAAGAAAGCGGTCTGTACACTGGCGGATGCGCTTTTTCAGATCGACACCGTAAAAAATGCCGCGATGGAAACAGTAGGAACCGTAAAAAGAGAAGATGGAACGGTCATCAATAAGGCCGTTTCTTCGATTTCTTCCGGCAGTGAAAGCATCTCCTACGTGACCGGAACCAGCGGTACAAATTCTAGCGTCTACGGACAAGCGGCGATGGACAAAAAGGTAGAAAACGTGCTCGTGACACAGATTATTCTCGAAAATCTACAGGGCGTTATGACGGATGACGGCGTTCCGGTCCTGTATGCAGGAGTGAGGTTGTGAGATGGGTGGAAGAGGTAGCAACAGTGGAATGATGAAAACTGTAAACGGTAAGACGGTAAAACGTTTCAATACCCCCCCTAAAGGCTGGAAACCCGTAGAAAATGCTCTTACGAATCCCAAAGGCTATACGTGGTACTCAAATGGAAAATCACGTTTTAGCGGTCAATATGAGACGGCGCTTGTAAAGAATAAGAAGTAGGTGAAACCATGTATGATGAAACCATAACTCTTTTCAATCGGTACGAAGATCAAACCGGGAATGTATTCTGGTATCCGACCGTGCTGCAGCATGTGGATCTTATCACGGATAAGGTCGCAAATATTGTCCGAACCGGCATTGACAGCGCCGATACAGCCAGTCTGCACGTGGCATATACGCCAGATAACGGCACTATTATGGTGCAGGGAAAGAAATGGTTATCACCGAAAGCCTGGAAAGCTCAAACAAACGAAGAACTTCCGGGAACAATCACTTTCGCTAACGAAGATTTTTTCGTGCTTGGCGATTACTGCGTCAAGAAAGAACAGGCTTATCTTATCGATCATAACGGAGCATACGTGCAGAATCACGAGAAAAGGCCGATTGCCACCATCGTTGAACGGCAGATGTACGGCGTGGTGAAAGACGCGGAATATACGAGCAGAGTAGACCGCGGATTCTACGATTACATGAACAAGAAATACGATAATGTGTTTTCCATCAGCAATGTAGGCGGTCCGTACAGGCTTATTCCTCATTTTGAAATAGGGGGAAAATAATGAGCAATACGAAACATTTCCCCAGTTTTTCGGTCGTGAATGGACATGTTAAGGTACAGGTAGACCTTACGAGGTTTGACAAGCAGTTCCAGGAAGCGCAGTTCTGGCTTGATGGACAGGTTATGAATGATATGATCCCGTACATGCCTTTTCGTGACGGAATCATGGTGGATGCAACCAGAGTGCGCAGTGCATCCATGCAGGGCACTGGAAAGGTGTGCGCAGGCGCTCCACCGTATGGACGGTTCCTGTACGAGGGAAAACTTATGGTTGATCCAGAGACGCGTTCAGCGTGGGCGAGACCTGGCGCAAAAAAAGTTGTTACTGATACACCACTGAAATTCGATAGAACCGCGCATCCGTCTGCTACGGATCACTGGTTTGATGCCGCAAAAGCGGCACACGGCAAAGAATGGGTGAAGGGAGTGAAGAAACGTGCCGGAGGAGGTTAAAAAACCTGTTACATACGATGTGGACGGATACGACATCGTAACGAAAGCGCTGGAAACCGTTCTAAACACTTTTCCCGAACTTCAGCCGTCCGAAAAGATCAAGTTTTCGTCGCTCAAAGAGGATGAAGGGATTGCATTCTATCCGGTGAGTGGAGCTGTGGTTGCTTCTGAAAAGAAATACATCACAGGAATTGTGGATCAGCTTTGCAACTATCCGTTTTACATCGTGTATCGCTCAGCACCTACAACGCCGGGAATTAAGACAGAAATCAAAGAATTTCTTGACACTCTCGGAAAATGGCTGGAAAAACAGCCTGTGCAGGTGGATGGGAAAGAATATCATCTGGAATCTTACCCGACACTTACAGAAGGAAGAGTTATTGAATCTATAACCCGCCTTACGCCATCTTATCTTGATACGGTGGCAGAAAACAAAGTGGAGGACTGGGTTATCAGCATGTCATTAAAATATCGAAAGAAATTCAAAAAATAATCATACCGGCACCGATTCGGCAGCCGCTGACCGCGAAAAGTTACGCGGTAGAAAGGAAAAAACATGTCTAAACTTGAGCGTGAAGCAATGGCCACTTACCTCGATTCGACATTCAAGAGAGTCGTGGCATCCGCAAGCTGGGTGCTGGTAGGTGACGACATCGAGGATATGTCCGTAGAGCTTAACCCGGACACCGAAACAACCAAAAATATTCTCGGGCAGACCAAAACGAGAGATAACGGATATGAGCCGTCTATGGACGCTGACCCGTTCTATGCTGATCCGGATAACAAGCTGTATCCGGTGCTGCGAGATATTGCCCTCGAGCGTAAAAAAGGCGATGCTTGCAAAACACTTATGCTGGAAGTCATCGTGGAGGACACATCGGCAACAAATCATCTTGCGTACGTACGTGAAGTCATCGTAAAACCGCAGTCTTACGGCGGCGATACTGCAGGCCTTAATATCCCGTTTGCCGTTTCCGAGGATGGCAAATTCACCAAGGGATACGTAAGCGCAGCTTCTCTTAAAACCGGAACGCCGGAATTTAATGAGGGCGCAGCGCCAGTTTCCGATAAAAGCACATCCCTGGCGTAAGATCACACACGAATAGAAAGGAGCTTTCCAATGAGCAATAAACTCGTAAAACCGCAGAGTAACGATATCATTATTGATGATGGCTTAAAAACTTATTACATCAAAAATAAGCAGGGCCATGTATACGGGAAATTTGATTTTCGACCGTCCGACACCAATCTTATCTCACGATATGATGAGGTTGTAGAACATCTGAACAGCTTTTCAGTGCCGGAAAACGAACCGGCGGACATTAAAAAGGTTGAAAGCATGGTTGCTGATGAGCTTTCCTATCTGATCGGATCGGATTCGAAAGAATCATTTTTCAGCATCTTAGGCCCGTTCTCTCCGCTTGCTTCTGGAAAGCTGTTTTTTGAAGAAGTTGTTGACGCTATCGGCCGCGTGATCGAAACTGAGACCGAACACAGGGCGAAAAAAGTTCGAACACGTATGAATAAATACGTTGCTAAATATCGTAAATAATGGACGCGTGGAGCCTTCCGATATCGCTCAACGTTGCAGGCAAAGAATATCCAATACGCTCAGATTACCGAGTGGTATTGGATATTTTGCAATGCATGAACGATCCCGAAATTTTCGAGCCAGATATGACCGAGGACGAAAAAAAGGCGGAACAGGTCATAAGCATGTTAGCCATCCTCTATGTTGATTTTGACGATATGAAACCCGCCGAATGGGAAGAAGCTGCGGAAAAAGCATGTGAATTTATTGACTGCGGATTTTTGGACGATACAAAGCGGAAAAGACCGAAATTGATGGACTGGATACAGGATGCAACCATTATTATACCGTCTATCAATAAGGTTGCCGGAAAAGATGTGCGCGGTCAGAAGTATCTGCACTGGTGGACTTTTTTTTCATTCTACATGGAGATCGGGGAAGGCACGTTCGCAACTGTGGTAAGTATCCGAGATAAAAAAGCCAAAGGAAAGAAACTGGACAAGTGGGAACAGGAATATTACAGGGATAATAAGGCTATCATCGATCTCAAATCGGCAAGCGGCCAGAGAAGCGAAGAAGAAAAAGCAGCTCTTAGAGAGCTTTTTGGAATATCAAAATAACTGCCGGAGCATACGGAGCACCGGCACAAACCGTTAAAAGTTACACGGTAGGAAGGAAAAACGCATGGCGGGACAGGCTGACGGCTATATCATCATTGATACGGAGATTGACACCAACGGCGCAAAAGCTGGCAGTAAGGAGCTGGAAGCGAATGTGCGGCAGTGTATCTCGTCTATTAATGGTCTTGGAGACAAGGCCAAAGCATCACTCAACAAACAGGCGAACGCGTTCTCGAAGCTGAACGATCAGTACAGAGAGCAGGAAAAAAGAGTCGAACAGCTCAAAGAAAAGGTTGCTGAACTCGGAAAACAGCAGATACCGACCGACGAATACAAAGAGATTCAGGCACAGATAGAGTCTGCTAAGACGCAGATGGACAAACTAATCTATGCGCAGGAAAAATTTGTGGCGCTGGGCGGAAGTGAAGACAGCAAAAAGTATAAGAGCTATCAGTATGATATTGACCAGCTCGCAAAAACAATTGAATATGCAAAAGGTGAGTTGCAGGATCTTGAAGAAACAGGAAGAGCGTTCACGTCCGCACTAGGATCAGAAACTCCAACCCAGCAGTACGCACAGCTTGAGTCAGAACTTGCGAAATTGGATGAGAAAATTTCGATTACCAAAGAAAAATGGGATGAACTTTGGTCGTCGAATGATGACGGAAGTAAGACGGCAGAAATGGGAGAGCTTGCGGTTGACCTTGACTTTTTACGTGACAAATACGATTCGGTCGCAAACAAAATGCGTGAGATGGAAGAAGCCGGTACTGCAACGATTAATACCGAACCTACAAAAGAAGCAGCAGCGTCGACGGAAAAACTGGCGCAGGAAGAAGAAAAGCTGGCAAATATCAATGACCGGCTGAAAACGTCATATGACGGCGTAAAAGACAGCATTGATAATTATTCGAAATCAGCAAGCAGCGCAGCAACAAAAAAAGCCGCTGGCGACGGAGAAAAGCTGGCAAATTCAAATAAAAAAGTGGCTGACAGCGGAAGGAAAGCCGCAAATTCGCTGAAAGAGACCGGAAGCGCGGCGGGAAATGCCAAAAACGGAATTATGACGTTGCTAAAATACGGTCTAGGCATCCGCTCATTATTCGTTCTTTTCAATAAGCTGAGAAGCGCGGTTGTGGCTGGAATGTCAAATTTGGCGCAGGAATCCGGCTCAACCAACTCGGCTATCTCTATGTTGTGGGGCAGCCTGGAACGGCTCAAAAACAGTCTTGCGACAGCATTTGCGCCGATTCTTACAGCGATTGCACCGATTCTGTCAAAATTCATCGACATGCTTAGCACCGCGGCAACTTACGTAAGCATGTTCTTTTCGATGCTGTCTGGTAAGAAAACATACACTCGAGCATTAGCTGTTCAGAAGGATTACGCGGCATCTCTAAGCGATACGGCATCGAGTGCGGAAGATGTAGCGGACGCAACCAACGACGCGGCAGATGCGGCAGATGCGGCCGCAGAAGCAACGGAAAAATACCTTTCCCCTCTCGATGATCTGAACAAGATGGATTCGAAAAGCGACAGCGGTTCCGGCAGCGGCGGTGGCGGCAAATCCCCGGGAGCTGGCGGCGGTGGAGGAGGAACAGGCAGTGCACCGATGTTCACGGAAGAGCAGATCCCTAACGCTTTTCTGGATAATCTGCAGAAAGTTTTTGATTTACTGAAAAAGATTAAAGACCTGTTTATGTCCGGCTTCTGGGATGGCCTTGGAGATTACAAACCGCAGCTTGCAGAACTGAAAAAGGATCTGGCATCCATCAAAAGGAATCTTGCTGAGATCTTCACGGACCCGGAAGTAGTAGGAGCTGCGAAACGCTTTGCAGAATCTGTAATCTATAATCTCGGGGTCGTGGCCGGATCAATAGCAAGCGTAGGCCTTACACTGGCTGTTAATCTTGTAGGCGGTTTTGAAAGCTATCTGAGCAGAAATAAAGATAGAATCAAGAAATTTTTGGTTGACGTTTTCAACGTCGGAGCAGAAATTGCAGATGAATTCGGACTTATAGCAAAAACGATAGCCGAAGTATTTGCAAAAACGTTTGGCACACAAACAGCGCAGGATTTGACAGGAAATCTTATCGGAATTTTTGCATCTTTAGGCGGCTTGGCTGTAGAAATTTTTGCACGATACGAGCGCGATAAAATGTATCTTGCCTGGCAGCCATGGATCGATAACAAAGATAAATTAGTCGAAGCGATTAACGAAACAATCGCACCTATTCAGCATCTCGCGCAGGTTATCGAGGACTTTTTAAACGATACATCAGACAAAATCATTGCATTTTATGATGAGAGTGTTAAGCCATTTATTGACGACTTCGAATCAGGCTGTGCGTCTATTTTGGAAACATTGCTTGACCTTTACAATAGTTATGTAGCGCCTATCATCGATGAATGGGGAACGCGGCTCGAAGATTTGATTAATGGACCTCTTACAGATTTTGTCGATAAATTCCTTGATGTGTGCGCAAAAATCATTGATGCGCTGCGGCAAATTTGGGATAACGTTCTTGTTCCCCTTATTAATTGGATTCTTCAAAATGTAATTCCATTATTGGCTCCTGTAGTACAATGGCTAGGCGACGCGGCTATTGATTTATTGGGCGCTGCGGTAGAAATGGCGAACGGAATTCTGGATATGCTCGGCGGTTTGATCGATTTCCTTGTTGGTGTGTTTACGGGCGACTGGAAAAAAGCTTTTTCCGGTGCAGGACAAATAGCACAGGGATTTGCGGATACATGCGGCGCTGTAATTGAATGGATTGGCGACTATATTTTAACCCCATTTATGTCACTTGTGAAAAAATTATTCTCTGTTGACTGGGTAAAATATTTTGGCGTAGCCGGTGTAGCTCCGCAGGAGCTTTGCGATTTGATCAAGGCAATATTCAAAACTATGAAAAACGTATTTGTTGGAATTATGAATTTTATTAAATACGCGTTTACTGGTGACTGGCGGAATGCTTGGCAGAGCGTCAAAAATATTTTTTCTAGCATTATGAGCGGACTTGGCGACGTCCTGCGTGCTCCTATTAATGGAATTATCAGCATGATTAACCAGGCGATTAACGGAATCAACACGTTGATTCGCGGTGCAAACAAAATTCCTGGGGTAAATATTTCAACAATTGGAAAAATTCCGCATCTGGCATCCGGCGCAGTTATTCCGCCGAACCAGGAATTCCTTGCTGTCCTTGGTGATCAGCGGAGCGGAAACAACATCGAAGCACCGGAGGGCCTTATTCGTAAGATTGTCCGGGAAGAGTCCGGCGGAAAGGCATCTACTTATAGATTTGTAGCTCAGCTTGATAGAAAGATTATTTTCGACGAGACGATTTCAGAAGGAAAATTGAGACAGATGCAGACTGGTCAAAACCAATTCGAATTTTAAAGAAAGGGGATATCATGGCACAAAAACACTTAAAATTTGGCTCTTTTGAAGCTCCAGAAGTGGACGAGGACGGATATTCTCTTTCTTATGCGACTACTTCATCTGACGATTCTGGACGCATTATGAGCGGCGTTATGATGAACACACCGCTCTTTACGGTTGAAGCGTACAAACTCAAATGGAGCGATATTTCCGCAGCAAATGCCGCGAAAATCCTGCAGGAAATCAAGGGAAAAAAACAGTATGATTTTTTCCATTTCAATGTATATTCTGGAAAATGGGAAACATCACCTTTTTATACCGCGAATATCGAAACAGCCTTTTATTCGCTTGTAGATGGCGAGGAAAAATGCTCAGAGTTAAGTTTTCAAGCAACGGGGGTTAATCCTGTATGAAAAATGTAAGTACGGCGTTTATGGAACAAGTGAAAAATGGGGCAATAATCTATCCGTATGCAGATGTAACACTTTCGGATGGCTCTACGCTTACGCTTAGTCCGGAAAAAAACTTTCGCGTGACAGGTAACTCTATCACACAGACGGCTGGAAATAATTCTTTCCCTCTTGGCGCGGCGATTTCGAAAACAATTAAACTTACCATTGATAATAGCGACGGCAGTTTTGATGAAAAAGACTTTCTTGCAGCTAAAATAACGTTAAAAAGTGGCGTTATTTTGGCTGACGGAACCACAGAAAAAATAAAAGAAGGAACGTTTTATGTCACAGATCCGGTTGCTCCCGGAAGTACACTTGAATTCACGGCCGCCGATGCAATTTCGAAAACGAGCGTGTCATATATTCCAGGCGTAACTTACCCGACTACATTATTCCGAATTTATCAGGATGTTTGCCGCCAATGCAACCTTATTATCGGAAGCGCGTCGTTTCCTAATCAGGATTTTGTAGTAAAAGAAGTCCCGGAGAATGTGAATTGCAGGTCTGTTCTGGCCAACATAGCAATGATCGCCGGTGGAAACGCGCTGTGTGACGAAAACGAACGTGTTGTTATCAAAAGTTACAACATGAACGACATAAAAAAAGCGGACGGAAGCTATAACACAGATGGGTTCCAGGTCTTTGAGGATTTTAAGAGCACGCCGGAAGTGTCTACAGATCCGATTAAAATAACAGGTGTACGAACCACAGTTGAGACAGAGGATGGGAAAGATTCTGAGCTTATCATTGGAGATACGCAGTATTGCTTTTCGGTTGACAATCCGTTGATAGTTGGAAAAGAATCTGACGGACTGCAGCTCATCGCGAACAATGTTATCGGGTTGAAGCTGTATTCTTTTAGCGGAAGTCACATTGCGTATCCCATGGCGGAGGTCATGGACACCTGTTTTGTTAGGAAAAATAATGGATCCGTTTTCCCAACCGTATTAACATCTGTTGAATTTAACTATCTTGGTTTCACCAACTTAAAGTGCGACTTGGATACACCGGAAAGAACAGCTTCTTCTTATGGAGGAAAAGCGGCAGAAATCTATCAGAAGATGAAGCGCATAACGCAGCGGCACTACACAGAATTTGAAAAACAGATGAATAGCTTAAGCGAACGTTTGGATAATTCTTCTGGAGTGTATATGACAACGGAAGAACAGTCAGACGGTAGCAATATCTATTATCTTCACGACAAGCCTACATTAAAGGAATCACAAATCGTATGGAAGATGACGGCAGAAGCGGTTGCGGTTTCCAGCGATGGTGGAAACACTTGGAATGCGGGCCTTACAGTCGATGGAACGCTTATTTCCAAAATCATGACGACGATAGGCATCAATTTTGACTGGGGTGTAGGCGGCGAGCTTGTTATTCAGGACGCGTCTGGTACAGAAACACTTTACGTTAATGCGGAAACCGGAGAGGTTAGAATCTCGGCTTCTGCAGTCAGCATCAAGGGTGAAAGCATTGATACCGTTATCTCGAGACTTTCAAAAAAAATTCTTGATGATTTTGTTGACGGGGAATATGCGGACAATATCAAAGACATTGAAAACTCCATAGACAAAAAAGCGGAATCATGGTATCAGGAAAACGACCCTTCGATTGAATGGACGGCCACGGAAGAAACCTATTTGCTGGATTCTGACGGAGAAAAAATCTTAGACGGGAATGGAAATCCTTTTCTGACCGTTTGGGAAAAAGAAAAATCTATTCATGAGGGAGATCTGTGGAAAGTTCCGAGCACTGGTGATGAGTTTATTTACATTAGCGGAAATTGGGTAAAATCAAAGGTTCCGGATGATTTATTTGATTTTATCGACGGTAAGGCTCAAATTTTCGTAAACACGCCGGTTCCTCCGTACAACGTAGGTGATTTGTGGTTTGGCGGCGCGGATGCAGATATTATGACCTGTATAAGAGATCGACAGGACGGAGAATTTTCTGCGGATGATTGGGAAAAGAAAAATAAATATACCGACGATAGCGCAGTTGATGAGCTTAACACAGCTCTCGACCAGGAAGAAATTTTTAATCGCTTAACGAATAACGGAGAAGAGCAGGGCATTTATTTACTTAATCGCAAGCTCTATATCAACTTTTCATTTGCGCGCGGTGGTATTTTAAAACTTGGCGGAAAAAACAACGGAAATGGAGAATTTCATGTCTACGACGAAAATGATGAGCTTATAGGATCTTGGACCAACAAAGGATTTTCAATTGACAAAGCGGAATCTGTCAAACTGGGTGATTTCTTCAATTATGACTCGAACGGAAATATCAATGGTCAAGCAGATGTATTCATTACAATGGGTGGCTGGCAAATTAAGCAAACGACAGTATATGATGAGCCTGCTGAGTATTGGGAAACCATCGGAACACAGGAAAACGGTATTGGAGCTAAAGGTCCGTGGGTCGTTTGGGGCGGATGGAACGGCATCGGGGCGTTCAATAAAGACAACTATAATTTTGTGGTTACGGAAGACGGAACCTGCAAAGCGATGTCGTGGGTTACTGGATCCAAAGCAGAGTGGAAAGAAGACATTCATGCCTATGAAGACGGTGCCCTTGAAAAAATCAATAATACGACTGTATACCGGTACAAGTTAAAACATCACGCAAAAGATAACGATGGAAGACACATCGGTTTTGTGATCGGCGACGGTTACGATTTGACGGGCGATATATTAGACCACGATAAGAGTAATATTGATATGTATAATGCTATTGGAGTGGCTTATAAAGCTATACAGGAGTTAAGCAAAGAAGTATCAGAACTCAAAGAAAAATTAAAAAGATATGAAGAGGAGGAATAAGCATGCCGGAGTTTAAAAATTATTCAGAAAAATCAGAACTCGAAGACAACGACATTTCGATTTTGAGTGAATCAAACGGAAAAACAAAAAAATTCAGTTTCGGAAATTTGTGGAATTTTGTTTCTTCCGGACTTAAAAATAAAACAGTCGAATCACTGACTACTTCATCAAAAATCTTAGTTGACGCAGTTAATGAGGTCGCAAAGCTCTCAAAAGCGAACGCATCCCGAATCGACACTTTCACCCAACTGCCCAACGGATCAACCACTGGAGACGCAGAGCTGCAGGACATCCGCGTCGGAGCAGACGGAACAAAATACAGCACAGCCGGCGATGCCGTCCGCAAGCAGATCCAGGCAACAGAAGAAAAAATAATCCCAGTAGATGATACCCTGCAGGAATCCGGAAAAGCAGCAGATGCGAAAGTTGTAGGGGACAGCATTGGTTCACTCAAGGAAGATATTGAGGATATAAATAATGTGATTGCTGTAAATAAAACAGAAATCAAAATAACTTCTTCAAATATGGAAAGTGGAACTATTGACAGCTCAACTGGTGAATACGAAACCAGTACGAATAGTTTGAGAAGTATTGACTTTATCGAATTAAATAGAGTTACTCATTTTTCCTATATTGGAAAAACGTCAGTAAATTATTATGTTAGATTTTGTTACTACGATAAAAATTATAATTTTATCGGCAATACAGATGGAATTTTGGCAAATTCAGAAGAGATTATTTGTGAGCCGGTGGCAAATGCTATGTATTTTAAAACAGTAATCGCTTATATTTCTGCTAGTGATGTGGATTATATAAAACCTACAATAACATTAACAGAATATGTCAACATTGAACAAATGATTGCTGATATTAATAGTTTGGTTTATACCACGGCAGATGCTTATACTATAGCATCAGCAGACATGGAATTAGGAACAATCGACAAAACAACAGGAGTCGATGGAGAATCAAATAATACGATTCGCAGCAAAGATTTTATTGACATATCAAGTACAAAATCTTTTGTTTTCTCTGGAATTTCCGCAAATGATTATTATGTAAGGATTGTATATTATGATTCTAGCAAAACTTTTTTAATATCCACAGATGGCATTAAGGCAAACGAAGAAGCTGTCGAATTTGTCAAACCAAATAAAGCAAAACATATGCGAATTATTATGATGTACATTACACTTGATAGCGTTGGTTACATCAAACCTGTCATCACATATACAAATTTGATTGATGGAGATACCATCACACGCTCTGTAAAAAAAGGAAAATTTAAAACATTTCAAAACGATTGGGAAATACTTGAAGGAAAATGGGCTGATATTCCATCTGGACAAGCACTTAAAAGAACTGACAGCAGAAATTCCTGTACTGCGAATTTTCTACACGCAAAAAAGGGCAATGAGCTGATTCTTCAATCTCCTATTTCTTTCTCTATCATGTTATTCAGTGAAGCTGATGAAACAACTTGTTTTTATAACTCGTATAAAGATGGTGTTTACTATTCTGCTTATAAATTCAATTCAGACTGCTACTTCTTATTAAATTTTACAAATCAGCAGGACTTATCTGCTGAAACAAAAGCATCTGATATTGTGTGGACAAAGAAAACTGTAAAAGACACACAGACAGTTTTCGTAATTCCGAAAGCAGATTATAGCACAGTCCACGTCGCATCTGCTTGGGCACCAGATGAAGAAAAATTAGGTGCCGACTATGTTTGTGATGGTGTAAACGATGGAGAAGAACTGCAACAAGCGATTTATGATTTGAGAGCAAGAGGTGGAGGAGTTCTTAAATTATCGAATGAACGATATATCATTGATACGCTTTTTGATAGCGGTATTGCATCAATCGGAAAATATGGCATATATATCCCAACAAATAATTACAACGTGTCGTTAATTAAGATTGAGGGCGTAAATTTTCCAAATGTTATCCAGCCTATGTATTTTGGACACTGCGCAAGACTTGATATGTCACAAGAACTGTATGATTCTCTTGGTGAGAATGAAATTGTGAGCATGATTGGCGTTAAACCTGTAATTAGTGGTTCTGGCAAGGTATCACGTTCATCTGTTGGCTGCACTTTGAGCATTGAAAACGTAGCAATCAACATTCCTGCTCCACAGAAAAAAATTATTGGCATAAACTGTGAGTATGCCTATAATATGCAGCTCAAAGGTGTGCATTGTGGTCTTACAGAATATGCAGGAGACCCGCAAGAAAAAGATGGAAAAATTATAAATTCGGTTATTGATTGCATTGGCATCAGAACTCTGTATGGGTATAACTGGGGTAGTGGATACCATATTGATGATTGTAACGTGCGCGGATGGGGTCTTGGATTTGACATTTCGGGCGAGCATCTCATTATGCAGAACGCATGTGCAAGATTCGTGAATACAGGTTTTCGCTTCGGACATTTTGGGGATGATACAATGATGTCGCACCCAAATACGCTTATTAACTGCTGTGAAGAGTGGTTGTTACATGGAATGGCTCTTGAAGGAAATGGCTTGGGGCAATCATTGAATATCATTGACTTCAACATTGAGGATATGACAAGCAATGGTTGGGGACGTAAAACTTATGCTAAAGAGTCCAAACCTGGAAGTTATCATGGAACATTGACGTATACGACGACACGTGACAGTTACAAAAATGCTCCGCACAAGTTCTGGGAAGACGGAAGTGGTATAAATGTATTGACACGTGACCTGAACGACAAATTCAGTGGAACGACAGAAAATCGTCCGCAAAGCCCACAAAATAACCAACAGTATTTTGATATGACACTAAACAAGATGCTGTATTATATCAATGGTAATTGGGTTGATGCCATGGGTACAGTAATTAATTAAAAGAGGGCGAAAACATGGAAGATAGTTATGGAAAATGCCGTGATTGCAAGAAATTTGGAACGCCAGAATGCCCTACCTCATCGAAATGCTTGGCTTTTGATAATAGACCCTATTTTGAGTCAAAACAGAAAAAGAAATTCATAATAAGAAAAAGAGTAAAATTTTATTTTATGCAAAGAAAGAAATAATTTAAGTTAATTTAGAAAGGGGGTGAATGCCATATGAAAATTGTACTATATGAAAAAGACACAATTATAGTTAATATTATATGTGTAACAGTTGACATAATAGGCATTTGCTGTGTTGATAAAAGTTGGATGGCAAGCATATTTGCCTTTGCGTTTTCTAGTCTGCTTAATTTATTATACAAATATAGGCTATATAAGAAAAATAAAAAGTTGAAAACAGAAACATGATAATGAACGATGCGTTTAATGTACCAATTGTCCTGACCAAGGGGCTGGAAGTCGCAGATAAAGCAATCAACCAGGAACAGGAAAAGAAAACAGAGTGAGGTTTTGCGCCGGCGCAATTCGCCTGGCAGAAGGAGAGACAATGAAGATTGATAGATCGTACATCAGCAGCCAGAACACCTATCCGTACAACAACCCACAGTGTATTGTTGTACATAACACCGACAATTTTGAGCCAACTGCCAATGCCCGCGCTCATGCCAGAGCACAGCATGACGGGAATTTTTCTGGCATGTCGGCTCATTATTACGTGGATGACAGCGACACTGCCTATCAGGCCGCGCCGCACAACCTCGGATGCTGGCACGTTGGCATCAACTACGGAAACGGCAACCTGTTCGGCTCTTATGGCAACCGGAACAGCATCGGTGTGGAAATGTGCGTGCAGGGCGGATACAATTACGAAAAAGCGTTTCAGCATACCGTGGAGCTGGTGAAATATCTTATGAAAGAAACAGGTATTCCAGCGTCAAGAGTCTATCGACATCTTGATATCTGCAGCAAAAACTGCCCATCGCAGATTAATGCAAGAGGTGATTGGACGAGATTCAAAAAGTTGATCAGGAACGGAAACTCCGATTCTTCCGGAAGCGGCAATGTATCCGGAGAGAAAACCTACAAGCCAGGAATCTATCGAGTCAATACTGATCTGAATATCCGGGAGAAACCGGATGCAGACAGCCGTATCGTTGGAATGATCACGGATCAGGGCAGCTATACGGTAACAGAGATCCAAAATACAAGCTGGGGACGGCTGTTATCCGGCGCGGGCTGGATTAACTGCCATACTAAGTATTGTACTTACGGCGGAGCAGCTCCGAAAGAGGAATCGACCGTAAAAGCGATTTCGGTTGATGGAGTATGGGGACCGGAGCTGACCCGTCGTCTGCAGGAGATTTTCGGAACTGGCGTAGACGGGAAAATCAGTAATCAGCCCACGAGCAACAAAAAATACTGCGCTGGCATCGCGGCGGCCGAATGGTCTGGTAAACTGTCCGGCGGCTCCGATCTGATCAAGGCCATGCAGAGATGGGCGGGAGTGACCGAAGACGGCTATATCGGACCGCAGACCATCAGTGCGCTCCAGAAAAAACTCGGTACACCGGTAGACGGCGTGATCAGCTACCCGTCAGCGATGGTCAAGGCTTTGCAGGAATGGTGTAACCGCCAGTAAAAAATATAAAAGATATCAAGAGGCGTGGGGATTTCCCTACGCCTTTTTTTATTGCAAAAAATAAAAAAAACTAAAATAACCTATTGACGTATACGTCAATGAGTGGTATTATATAATCAAAGTTAAGGCATAACAAAAATCAAGGAGGAAATTAAAATGGAAAAAGCAAACAAAATTAAAAGTCTGGAAGGAATCCAGAGAGTAAGATTTAATGATTTTTCGGAGTACGAATCCGAAAAATCAGCAAACGGGGGTTCATACGGTTTCTGGACTGATTACACCTGTTTAGAAAATGGCCGTTGGGAAGCTTCCGCACACCGGGCAGAATTTGACTTCTGCCCGGTGTGCGGAAGCTTCGATGATCACCGCCTCGAAGACGGAACTTACGAGTGCGGTGAGTTCCAGACGGTCAGCGAAGAGGAACTGATCGAAGAAATCAATAAATTCGTTGAGACAGACGACGAATTTATTGAATATAAAGGAGAAAAATAATGAAAATAAAAGAAATCCGGAACGCCTCCGGCTTAACACAGGAGGCGTTCGCAAGAAAATATAACATCCCCAAGAGGACTATTGAGGGATGGGAGGCGGGAAAAAGAAACCCGCCGGAGTATGTCCTTTTACTACTCGATAGAGTAGTTAGAGAGGATACCAAAAAAACAGAAAAGGAGAAAACAGAGATGAATAGCTTTTATAATACGATAATTTTAAAACACGGAGTAGGCAGCTACACCAGGAAACAATTTGATAACTTTGTTGAAGGCGATTGCATTTGCGGCGAAAACGCAAGCCCGGAAGAACTGAAACGCTGGACGGGCGACCAGTACGACTTTGCAAAATCCGAGCTTGCTAAATATAGCTGCTCGTACCGCAAGTCTGGTGGGTACGTATTTGCAGACGAATACGCGCTCGAATACTGTAATACGGACGAGGACGGGGAATTTCTCGATGGATCAGACCTCGATCTCGCGGAAAAAGAAGCATGAGAAAAAAATAAAAGAGTCGTGTCAAAATGGCACGGCTTTTTTATTTGACAGGATAGACACAATGTGCTAAGATCTGAATGTGTCATTTTTGTGTCATGGGCTTTCGCAAAAATGGCGTATTTGCGGGCATCTTAGGAGGTAAGGAAACTTGACTTTTAATCAAGTTGTCCGGGGTTCGAATCCCCGATGCTTCACTAATTGAAAAGGCTGGAAACCCTAGTAAAATCAAGGGTTTTCAGCCTTTTTACGTTGTCGGAATGAAATTATCGGAAAATCAAAGTAAGGTATTGTAGAGGGATGTAGAGGAATGTAAATGTGTCATTTTCGTGTCACAGGGAAAGAGCAGCTTCCACCGCTCCGGCGGTATCCTCTTTTTCCAGCATGATATGATTATAAATCCTCAAAACCATTGCTTCGTCATCCCCCAGGAGAGACGCAATATTCTTGATCGAGATACGCGGGATCTGGTAGCAGAGCGATGTACAATAGTTGTGGCGGAAAATATGGGCTGTGAGTCCGCAGACGGGCTTTTCAGCGACTCTATTCATTTCCTTTATGATTCTTTCCCACTTCCGGCGGTAAGAGGATTTAGACACCATTTTGCCGCCCTGCATGGAAAACAGAAGTGTTCCCTTGATGCAGAACCGCACGTAGCTTTCCAGCGACGTATAGAGCTGCGGCGGAATTGGAACCTGCCGGAATCCGTTCTTCGATTTCGGTTCTTTGATGCTCGGTTTTCCTGCATCATCAAATTCAACAGCCTTGTTCACGTTGATGATCTTTTTTGAAAAATCAATATCGAACCGAGTAAGGGCGAGAACTTCTCCACATCTTAATCCGGTACAGTACAGGATATCCACAAAAATTCGATCAGATGGGGATAACTCAGCGTTTTGCATTGCCTTTTTCTCGTTTGCGGTCAGCGGCCGCTTTTCATCTGCTTTGTAGTCGATCGGCTTCATCACGTCCTTTAGATCCTCGAGCAGGTTGGCAGGATATAAACGGTCATGCACCGCGGCCTTCATGATCTGAGAGAACGTGATCTGTAACTGCTGCTGGATGCGCTTCTTTCCGGCTGCGTCGTTGAGCACCGTCTGATAATGGATCGGAAGGACATCGCAGAGCCGCACGCCGTCCATCTGCTGCAGATGCTTCTCGATGATGTTCCGGTACATCCTCTTCGTGTTGTTGGACGCTTCGGCCTTGTAGACTTTCAGCCACCTGCCTGCATAGTCCAGGAACAGGATGTTCTTGTCCCGTACAGTTTCCAGATTCTTAATCTTGTCGTTGTAAGCTGTCACTTTTGCTTCCAGATCTTTACTGCTTTTTCTGGATCTGATCGTGATGTAGTGCTTTTTTCCATCAACATAACTTCCATCCCACACACGGGCTTGAAAATACCCGTTCTTTTGCTTTGTATATTTCGCCTTTGCCATCTATAGGCTCCTTTCGTTTAGTGGCTGGAAAAGCCACAGAGACGGCGCAAAATGGGTGCAAAAAAGCGGCCGCAAACAGACGGGAAAAAATAGTCGAAAAAAATCGAAAATTTTCCCGTTCCACTTGCGAAGCCGCCGGAAGTGTGATAACATAATCATGTTCATTAGATTATTCCTTCCGGGGAGTAACCTCTTATGAAAGGCCTAACAGATTGCGCCACAGTCTGTTAGGCCATTTTTTATTATCTATACATAATACGGATTCGGTTTTCCTAGAATCGTAAACAGGTCGATAATCCAGCCGATTCCAAAAATCCCCAGGGTACAGAGGTACAGGATACCCATTCCGAATTTTCCTTCGTAGAATTTGTGTCCGCATAAAGTAAAAAGGCACAGGAAGAAAGCAACCCATTTATTTTTTGGTTTTCCTGTGACGTATACTCCTTGGCTTGCACTCGCCGCTGCCGCTGCTGATGAAGAAGCAGAAGAGGATGCGCTGCTACTGTTGTTGTTATTAATAATAACGTTCTTCTGATCTGTTTTAAGATCCTCAACCTGCTTTCCACACTTCGGACACACGACACAATCCGCGTCAATAACCTGTCCGCAATGTTTGCAATATTTTGTCTCTGCCATATTGATTCCCCCTATCTGCGCAGAACCGTGATAACCACGCCAAATATAACCCATTCCCTCATCTCGTCCGGGTTGTTGTGATCTATGGTTATGATATCCCCATACCCGTTTATCGGCTCCATTCTGCACGGTTCCGACTGGATAAATTTACGGATGTACGCCCGCCCGTTCTTTTTATTGACCAGGACGAATGTATCACCGTCCCTGGGCGGCCGCTTCGAGATTCCGATGATGTCGCCCTTGATATATACGGGATGTAAGTGGTTCGATGTTATCCGGATGCCACAGTGCAGCCGCTCTCCGTATTTCTTGATATATTCCGGGCAATACACATGCTCTTCATGTGCGGAATCCAGAACCATCCCATCTTCCATGTTTCCTGTCAGAAGCAGGACATCCAACATGTTCGCAGGGTCTTCTTCTTTGGCTTTCATCTCAAGCTCGAATTCTATTTTGGCGGTTATGTAGGCTTTCTGCCGATCTGTTAATTTGCGGAATTTATTCAGCACTTCAATCTCGATACTGCGTTGGCCGAACATCTCGTATAAGAATCTTCCTGTCAGCTCATAGAGTTTCGGCGCAAGCATGATACTGAACGTGTCCACGCGGCGGGAAATGATGTTCCGGTAAGAAGATGCCGAAATTCCCAGCTTTTTCGCGAATTCACATTGAGTATACCCGAGCTTTATGCGCTCTTTTTCCAGATTTTCCGCAAACGTGTCTAACATCTCTTTCTTTGTAGTCACCTTAAATTCCCCCTTTGTATCAAGATTCTGACGAAAATTATCAAGCAAAAGAGCAAGCACACATGAAATTACGTCAACATCTTGTGCGGTATCCGGTGTAATATAAGTATAAAGATGTTATACAGAAAATTTTACCATATTTTTAAAAACTGTCAATAAGGGGGGAGAAAAAAGTTGAAAAATTAGAGATTCTGTATATCGAAATAGGTAGATACGTGGCGCACGGTTGACGTTTTCGAACGAATGTTCTATAATCGTGGTATCACTATTTTGATTGGCACTGTCAGGGAGGTACATAATCATGAGAGATGAACAACCGGAAGACAAAAAGAAAGAAATAAAACGGATGGTAGACGAAATTTACAATCCAGCGTACATTGATATGATTTATGGCTTTGTAAAAAGATTATACGCGGAAAATAAGAAGCAGGGGAACTGACCCCTGCTTCTTTTATTTCGAAAAACGATCCATGAACTTCCAAAAAAGTTCCTTGTCTTCTTTTGACAGATGATAATATTTCATAATCGCTTCTTTGGCTTTCAAGTCTTCAATTCCGATTTCAGCACATATAGTTCCGAAGTCTACATCAACATCACGAAACATTTCACCTTCTCCATCGCGGAGCCATTCTTCCCGCACATTATATTTCTCACAAATTAATTTAATGACGGCATCAGAAGGGGTTCGCCTTCCCATCTCATAACTTGAGACGTTCGAAAACGATATCCCAAGATCGTTTGCGAATTTTTGCTGGCTACCTATGTTTAAGGCTTTACGCAGCATTTTCAATCTTTCATGCAACATTTTCACCTCCTGTCTAATGATAGTTTACACCAGAATGAGCAAAATATCAATAGAAAAAATCGTACAAAGTACGAAAAAACATGTTGACAAAGTATGTACATGGTGCTATATTGAGAATGTACAAAGTACAAAGGAGGTGAGTACATGGTAGCAGAAAAAGATAAAGAAGAGTGCAAGAAATTTGCAGATATTTTCATGTCACTGCCAGAAGACAGTAAGAACATGGTTATCATCTATCTTTCGGCACTTCGCGATAGAGAAGAAGCCGATAAAGCCCGGTTACAGAAAACATAAGGAGGGAACATGAAACTCTTAAAAAGATTTATTAACTGGTGGCTTTTCACACCGCGAAAAACGTTCAGTGAAAAACACCCAGACTTCCCAATGTACTTTTCAGTAGTGTGCCTATTGCTTGTAATGTGTCGCGAAGAAATGGAATGGTTAGCACATCATATGCTTCAAGCAATGCAATTATTGAAATGGTGGTAGGGATCAAAAAACGCAGATGATCTTTCCTTTTGTATCGAAAATACATTTTTCCAAAATCGGTTGGCTCATAGACGTAATGACCGAATAAAATTCGAGGTACACGATGTATCAGTTCGTACTGGCAGAGAAGAGATATAGATTTTTTACGATAAAAAATCGAACTCTTTAATATTGGCAGGGTTCGGACAATGAATTTTTGATAAAGGGAAAGTTCAAGGTGTGAATAATCTGGTATTTGCATAATTTAGTAGCTCCTTTCAAATGGAGTATAGCACACGAAAGGTGTAAAGACTATGGGAATCTTGAAAACATTACTTTCGTTACCACATCTGGCGGACGATCTGGAAAGTGAAGAGTATGCAAGTGCAAAGCTGTTCGGAAAAATCGCAGATCTGGAAAAGAAAATCGAAAAACTGGAAGCCGGAGAGCCGCGGCCGATCACCAAAGAAGAACTTGAAAAAGTCGCTGCGGCAGATGAACTTTACCGACGCATCCGGCACTGGAACGAGAAATATTACTAAGCAAAAACGCAAACAGGGTCATTGCAATTTGCTTAGTAACGTTATCATAACGTTACGCTAACAGGGACGTAGCGTAACAGTAACGCCCCTAGAATAAGAATAAGAAAGAGAATAAGAAGAAGATATAAAACATATTGAGCATCGCAAGCGCTGCTCGGTAAGCAAAATAGCTTTTTCTTGACCACAGAAAGAAGGTGGAAGCATGAACGAAATGATTATCACGAATGCAGAGTTCGGGAGTATTCGAATCGAGATGCGAAACGGAGAACCGTGGTTTATTGGCTCCAGTGTCGCAAAGGTCTTGAAGTACCAGAACCAGCAGAAAGCCATTCGGGACCACGTAGACGCTGAGGACAAGCTGACCGAACAAATCGTTCTGGCAGGTCAGCGACGGGAAGTGACGCTGATTAACGAATCCGGGCTGTATAGCTTGATTCTCTCGAGCAAGATGGAAGAAGCAAAGAGATTCAAGCACTGGATAACGTCGGAGGTTCTACCGGCGATCCGGAAAACCGGTGGGTATCAGCAGACAGCACCGCAGGGAAAGGAACTTCTGGCTCTGGCAGTCCTCGAAGCGCAGAAAACCATTGAGGAGCAGAACCGAGCCATTGAGCGGATGCGTCCGAAAGAGATTTTCGCGGACGCAGTGAGCGCAAGCAAAACGTCAATTCTGATCGGAGACCTTGCAAAGCTGATTAAGCAGAACGGGGTTGACATCGGCGAGAAGCGGCTCTTCCAGTGGATGCGGGAAAACGGTTATCTGATCCGGAAGGACGGAGCCAGTTACAACATGCCGACGCAGAAGAGCATGGACCTCGGCGTTATGGAGATTAAGGAGTCAACCATAACCCAGCCGAACGGAAATGTTCGGATCAGCCGCACCCCGAAAGTAACGGGGAAAGGGCAGAGATATTTCGTCAACAAAATTTTATCCGCAATGGCATAGCAGAGATGGCGATGCTAAGGAAAAGCGCAGCGGAGAATTGAAATGCGAGGGCAAGGCAAAGAATAGACTGGCATAGAGACGCAAAGGAGTAGCAACGCGTGGGCATGATCCGCGATGGCAAGGAAAAACGTTGAGTAGAAGGGCTATGGAATAGCGATGCACCGTCATGAGCTGAAAAGCAAAGGAAGAGATACGAAAGACTGGGCAACGAAAAGCCATGGAATGGCGCAGAGCAGTAGAGCTGAGCGATGGAATGGTACAGCGAGCCAACGAACCGGAATGCTACGGAAAGGAATCGCAGGTCGGAGCAAAGGATATTCGCGGAATCGAAATGCGATGCAAGGGAATAGCACTGGAAGCCAGGATGAGCAACGGCATAACAAGGCAATTCATAGATTCGAGCGGACAAGCAAAGGAAATGAAGTGCGGCGGATTGATACGCAGGTGCGCAGCGAAGAGGGCAGAGCGCCGAAATCAAAAAATAAAAACGAAAAGGAGAAAGCAACATGCAGGAAATCAAAGTAAGATTAACATTCACGGAGGAAATCCTTGGAACAGCGGCGGCAGATAAGGAGATTCACAAGACCTATATTGCGTCTCTGGCACCGAATGCGCCAAGCAAGAAGGAAGAGGTCGAAGCAGTCGGCGTGGAAGAGACGATTGAGAAAGCAATGACCGTTTTCCCGAGAAACAAAGAGGGCGTGCCGATCTATTGGGACTACCAGATTAAGGGATTTTTCAAAGATGCGGCCGGAATGCTGCGTAAGGTCCCGAACACGAAAAGCTCGAAAATTAAGGCGTACAAGAAAGAGATTGACGGGTTGATTTTCGTGAAAGAGCGTCAGATCCCGATTCACTTTGATGGAGAGATCGGAAACTGCGAGCGGCCGCTGAGAGGACAGACACCGCAGGGCGAGCGCGTGGCGTTAGCAAACAGCGAGAGCATCCCGGCGGGGGCGTGGATCGAATTCACGGTGCAGTGCTTGACTGATGGATTGGCGGGAGCCGTGACAGAGTGGCTTGATTACGGAATGCTCAGAGGTCTTGGACAGTGGCGAAACTCAGGGAAAGGCCGCTTCCAGTGGGAACGAATCGAGTAAGGAGGAACATGGAAGAAACGACATGGGAGCAGGCGGAAGGCTTTGCAGTCAGCGTGATACGAGAAGCCAGAATAAGAGCAAAATTCTGGTTTACGGCGTGGCTGGTAACTTTCGTGGTGCTGATAACGGTTGTGGCGGCCGTGTTGGTGATGTAGTAAGGAGGTTCCCCGGATGGAAGAAATTACGAAAGCAGAAGCAGAAAAAATGATTTTCATGTTTCTGGGACGAGAAGTCCGGATCAAAGAAAAAGAAGAAAGTCGGATATCGTATCCGGCGCGGTATATGCGGAAATCGGAACTGCTGAAAATGCAGAATCCCCTGTTGGGGGAAACAGTGCTCGAACGCGCCGAGAAATACGCACCGGCGGGGGTTGTGAGGAAAATCAACCCGATGAAGAAAAACAGCCCGCTTGTGTTCGACACAGTGGAGCTGGAGAAATGGAGGGCGAAGCATTGAAGAAAAAAATTGTAGCAGCAGAAGTGATTCTGTGGGTTACGGCACTCGTGGCCATCAGCAATATCAATTGGGGCGGGTTCTTCTGGTGCTTTTCGCTGATGATTCTCGGGTATCTTGCTTTTCTGGCGGTTGACGCGGAGGAGAAGAGAAAGAAAACAGAAGCCGAAAAGGCGGAAAAGAAGAAAGACAGAGTGTTCCAGATGTGGTTGAGAATGTAAAAAATGCCCTCCGGAGAAACGAAAGGCATCCGTAAAAAGACAACATCATCATAGCACATGAAAGGAGAAAAGGCAATGGGAATGAAAGGTTTTAAGGGATTCGAGAAAGATTTTTCCTGCAGAGGGAAACAGTACGAGGAAAACACGACATATGAGGAGCACGGTGTGGGATGCTGCCACAAAGGAGTTATGCATTTTTGTGAGGACCCGTGGGAGGTTCTGAAACATTACGATCTCGTGGATGGCAACGGAAATTTTTCTGAATTTGCGGAAGTGGAAGCATTGGGGCAGGTATGGAATGACGGAGAAAAGCGGGCAACAAATAAAATTCACGTCGGCGCAAAACTCGGACTTAAAGGGTTCTTGAAAGCGTGCATTGATTTCACGCTTGAAAAAACAAAATATGAGTCAAATGGAACGAATCTGCCCGGTTACTCCGCGCAGATCGGCTCGTCCGGTGACTGCGCGCAGATCGGCTCGTCCGGTGACTCAGCGCAGATCGGCTCGTCCGGTGACTGCGCGCAGATCGGCTCGTCCGGTGACTCAG